TCGATGGGCCGGCGGGTGGGAACACTACTTGGAAGGGGCCGTGATTACTCACCCGGTCCACTCCGAAATCGAGCACGGCCACGGCGCGCGCCGCCTTGCTCGCGTTGTACAACAGGGCGCCCCGCGCCGTGATCACGCTGTCGAGCCAGGTCGCGTCCGCGAAGGTCACGTACGCCACGCGCGCGCCCGTATCGAGCAGGACCTGCGGAGCGGTGAGCAGTTGCCCGCCGGCGAAGTAGCCGATCCCCGTGATCTCGCCAACCGGCGTATACACCAAGGTGCTGGAACTGAGATCTGCAATGGCCTCGTAGAGCGCGAGGAAAAACTGGTCCGCGCTGAAATCGTGGATGCCGAGAAGCAGCTCGCGCTTGAAGGAAGAGCAGACCACGGTGCCGGTGATCATACCTTGGCCCTCACATCCGGTTCCTGCTGTGTATCTTTCTTGGTCCTGCCTTTGGCGTACTGGAGGTCCATCGCCAGGTCCTGCTCAAAAGCGTTGTTGTAGCGCGTGAAAAGGTTGTCCTCGGTCTTCATGTAAATGCAGGCCTCGACCAGGCTGCCGGTAACAAGCGCGTGCGCGAAGTGATCGCCGAGCCAGCTGGTCCCGGTCACCACGATGGAAGGCGGCTGATAGAAATACCCCATGTTGAGGATGTAATCCGCATCCGCCGCCGGCCCGATCAGCAAAGACTGTTGGTTGAGTTGCGAATAAAAGCGCGGCAATCCCTGGTCCCCATTGGGATAGCATTCCCGCAGAAACTCGGGATCTTTATTGAGCAGGATGGCCGTGCGTGGCACGCCCACGGCCACGATCTCCGTAATCGCCAGCGAATCCGGCGCCAGGAAATCCGTGGGCGACGCAACCATCGAGTCGCCCAACAGAATACTGCCCGTCGAATCCTTGCGGAAATTCGGCAACCGCACCCGGAGCATGATGCGCGACTCCGCCAGCCCAATGAACACGTCGATGTTGTCCACAAACGACGCCTCAAAGTTCTCCGAATACTCCTGAATTGCCGCCCGCAACCTGACGTAATCCATCAGTAGATTCCGCTAAACTTCTTACCTTTGCTGGCCACGCCGCACCCGCGCACACTGCCGCCTTTGGCCATGCGCTTCGCCGGCTTCTTGAGCGTGTTGGGAAAACCGCGACGTACCTTGGCCACACCACCATCGGCCATCTTGACGACCTTGCCCTTGGTTTTACCCTTCTGTTCGACACCGCCGCCTTTGGCCATCTTGTCGTCGCACTTGCCGCCCTTGTTCATGCCGGGCGGAGGAGCTGCCGGCGGAGGACCAGGAGGCGGACCAGCTGGCGGACCCGCCGGACCCGCAGCTGCGAGTGTGGGCGGCGGTGGCGCGTCCATGTCCTCATCGGTCACCATCGGGACCGGAGGAACCTTCTTTTTCGGCGGCGCCCCTTTGCCGAAAGGAGCCTTGTGCTTCACCTTGCCGCCTTTGGCCTTCTTCTCGGGTGGCAAATCCTCGGCGGGTTTACCAGCATCACCCCACTGCCGGTCCCGCTTACCCTTGACCCGCGGGCTATCGCCTTCGACATCCACGGCACCACCCGTGGCCATGCCAGGAGGCCGCCCGAGCTGCGCCTGCTGAGCGAGCGCCGCCTGCAGAGCCTGCTGCTGCGCCATCTGCTGCGCGGCCTGCGGATTGGGACCGCCAGGTGCCATCGCGCCGAATTGCGCACCGCCGGGCGGCGGGCCACCAGGAGGAGGACCACCAGGAGGAGGACCACCAAACATACCGCCTGGTGCCAGCATCTGCTGTTGCAGCGCCTGCGCACTCGGAGCCCCGCCGGGACCAGGAGGCGGCGGAGCGCCACCCATCTGTGCCGCCATGAAGGGGTTCATTCCCGGCGGCGGACCACCAGGAGGCGGACCGCCAGGAGGCGGACCGAATTGCGGACCAGGACCACCAGGAGGCGGACCCGCCATCGGCCCCATCGAAGCACCACCAGGAGGCGGTCCACCCGGAGGCGGGCCACCAAACTGAGAGCCAGGACCACCCGGAGGCGGACCAGGAGGCGGACCACCCGCCGCGCCTATCTGCCCCATTTGCGCGGACCGCAGAGCTTGCAATTGCGCCGGATTCGGCATCATCCCCTGGTTCGCCGTGGGGCCGCCCACACCCGGCGGCAGGCCCTGCATCGAGCCACCCGCGGGCGCCGCACCCAGCGTCCCTATCCCTGGACCAGGCGCGCTGGGCCGCATGGGCCGCGCACGCCGCTGTTGAACAGTTGATGGACCCACTTCTCCTCCTTGAGCAAAACCACTGCCCGCCATATCCGGCCCCCACTCGGGAACCAGACCCGAAAGATCGACGCCCTCTAGGTCATCGGCATTGGCGGCATCCGCGGCGCTGGCATCGGTCCCGATGTCACTACCGGAACGCGACGCACCCGAATCACCAGCCGTACGCCGCGCCGCCGAATCGCTGATCGATTTATCGGTGGCCGCATTCTTGGCATCCTTGCGCCGCTTCAGGTACACGCCGAGCGCCCCGCCGGCGAGCGCCGCGAGCGCCCCCACCGGCGAGGCGGCAGCGGCGGAGCCGGCATTCTGCTGCGCCTTCACCGCGCCCTGCGCAATCGCGCGCCAGTCGAAGGGCCTGGGCGGCGCCGGCGAATTGGCTGCACCCGCCCCGCGCGCCGCACCGGTATCGATAGTCACCGGCCCGGCATAAGGCGCCTGCGCCGTACTCGTGGCCGCGGGCGTAGGCGCTGTCGAAGAATCCGCGTCGCGCGCCGCCGATCCACGCGACGACACCAGAGGCACACTCGACGGTAAAACCGCGGGCGCGGCCTCTTCCGCGGGATCCGCACCCATCGAGTAGCTGGACACCGGATCGAAGCCATAGGCCCGCTCGCGATCCGCGCGCTGCTGGTCCGGCGTGCGGTAAGCGCCGCCGATGGCAAAGCGTTTACCCGGCGCCCTATCGTGGAATGCCTTAATGGCCGCCGCGGCGCGCGCGTCATCGTGCGCCGCCTGCACCCGATCCGCGGCGGTGTTCATCATCTCTCCCAAAACTGAAGGCTTGCGCTCCTCCCAACGTGGGGCATCATCGTCCGCACGAATGATCGTGGCCGGCGTAGCATTCCCGGTGTTCACCTCGGACTCAGGACCGAACATCTGCTCGCCCTTCATACGCGGCGGCAGCCCCGGCGCTTTCTCGGGCGAGAGGCCCTGCTTGGCCAGGATCACCAGGTCAGGCCGATCATCCGACGCGCCACCATCGGCGAACTTACGTTTGGGGAACGCGCGCCGGTGCGCGGCCACGGTGATGAAATCTTTACTCATGGCGTCAACACCTCCACCTCGCCGAGCAGGACGCCCAGCAACAGCGCATCCACGGGCAGCCAGTGCGGCAGGATGCGACTCTGGTAATAGTCCTCGGGACGCGGATTGCGCAGCGCCTCGGCATCCATGTGCAGGGCATCCGGCAGAAAATTCTGCGGATGGTCTTCGTCCCAACAAACCGGGCAGCTCAGCAGGCCCGTGGGCTTGCCGCGGATCGTGGTGCCGCGCAGCTCGTTCAACCGGTAGCGGAAGCCGCAGATGTCGCAGATGCCGAGCGCATACTTTCCGGTGGCGAATTTGGAGGCAGTCGGCATATCAGAGAATGCTGTAGTTCCAAGGCACCCACTTGACGCTGGCGCGATCCCGGTCTTCGTCGCTCGCGAGTGTGAACTGCTCTTCGTAGGCCGCTTTTAACATGGGCACGCGCTGCTGCGCGCCAGGATCGGTGCTCTTGAGCGCGAGATAGAAGGCCAGACCCGCGATCATGGCCGGCAGAAACCGCCAGGGCATATCGGGCTGGCCCGTGCCGCCCGCGCCCACGCTCGCCATGCGGCGCAAGCGCGAATAGACGACCTGGTAATAGTTATCGCGGCTGGGCACCGGCCAGAGCACAAAGCTCGGCGTGATGTTGCGCCGGATCAGGATGGTGGAAGGCCGGCCCTGGTTCCATTTGTTGGGAATCACCGCGTACTCGTCAATCGAGCGACGGGTCAGCGGGTAGTCGGTAGGCTTACCACTGTCATTGTTCCAGTAGCGCAGGTTGTGCTCGATCAGGTCGATAGTGTCCACCGGGAGGAAGTATTCCGGCACGCCTTGCTCTAGATCCACTGTGGCGTCTTCGATGGTCCACAGATTGAGGCCGCGGTTGCCCCACTCAATCGAAAGCAGCTCAATACTGCGCCGGGCACTGCGCAGGATATAGCCCGAGCGGAATTCAACGCCGGCGCGCTCGCTCGCCTCCTCGGCGATCTCGGCCACATCGAAAGTCGGAAACACCGCCGGCGTCACCGCTACTCCTTGGCCGCCTGGTTGAGCGCGATAGCTACGGCCTGTTTGCGGTTCTTCACTTTCGGCCCCTGCTTCGATCCCGAATGCAGCTGACCGTGCTTGAATTCGCTCATCACGGTATGGACTTTTTCCTTCCGCCGTTGTTTGTTCATGGCACCTCCGCCGTCGCGCGGTGATTGCATTATACAGAGCCAAATCTATGCGGAGCCAGGGGCGCGAGTAAGTACGGTCTTAGATCTCTAGAAAATCAGAAAGTTCCGAAAGTTCAGAAATATCGTACTTACTGGGAACATCGAAAAGATCACTAACTTCACTAATATCAAGAATTAGTACCAACCAGTAACAACAGATCATCTGCCGCGCGTTTTTATACCGTGTTTTCAGCAACATACGGCAATCTGTAACAGGATATCCCCAGCCCCGGAAACTTAGACTTGCAAACTAATTCGATGAGGAATACAGTCAAATTCTCGATCTGGCGCGGTGCCCTCGACAGGCGCGGCCTTTCGAGATGCCCTGCGTTCTTGGAGACAGAAAAAACGCCTCGTTCCCTAACTGAGGATACGTGTGCCTATAAACAGCGAAAAGTATACCGACTGGCAACACCAATTGGACTGCCTGGCCTTTGTCTTGGGCTTATTCCGCAGTGGATACCGGGGCGCGCTGGTAGCCATGGACCCGGGCACCGGCAAGACCCGCGTAGCCATCGAAATCATGTGCACGCTCCTCGCGCGCCTGGTGCTGATCGTCTGCCCCATGCGCGTAGTCGATGTCTGGGAGCGCGAGCTGCGCAAACACGCGAGCTTCCCCTACCTGTTCCGCGCGCTCGATGAGCGCGCCGGCACGGTCACGGACAAAGCCGAGATCGCCCGCCAGATCATCGCGCTCTCGCGCGTCAATGGACGGAGCTGCATCCTGGCGGTCAATTACGAAAGCGTCTGGCTGGAGCCCTTCCGCTCGCTCGCCCTGCATACCTCCTGGCCTCTCGTGATCGCAGACGAGTGCCACCGTCTTAAGAGCCCGAGCGGCAAGGCCTCGCGCTTTATGGGCAAGCTCGCCTTCTGCGCCGGCCACCGCCTGGGGTTGACCGGCACGCCCCTGCCGCACAGCAAGCTGGATATTTGGGCTCAATACCGTTTCCTGGACCGCCGCATCTACGACCCCTCCTACGGTAGCTTCGCATCGCGCTATGCGATCTACGGCGGCTTCCAGAAGCGCGAGATTAAGGGCTGGCGCGAAGAGGAAGATTTCAACCGGCGCATGGCGCGTATCGCCTTCCGCGTAAGCAAGGAGGTCCTCGACCTGCCGCCCGAGATGGACCAGGTGCTTTATGCCAGCCTGGGCCTCCGCGCGCGCCAGATCTATGCCGAACTGGAGACAAACCTCATCTCCTGGCTGGGCTCGATGCCGGACGACGAGATCACCGTGGCCAACGCCCTGGTTCTCTTGCTCCGCCTGCAACAGCTGACCGGCGGTACCTTGCGCGACGACAACCGCCAGATCCACCATGTGGACACCGCCAAAGAAGACCTGCTGGCCGATTGGCTGGAGGACCTGCCACCGGGCGAGCCCATCGTCGTCTTCGCGCGCTTCGTCCCCGATCTCGACGCCATCGCCCGCGCCAGTACGCGCGCCGGCCTAACCAGCGGCGAAGTGAGCGGGCGCTCGCCCCACGGGATCGCGGCCTGGCAGGCCGGTAAGACCCAGGTACTCGCCGCCCAGATCCAGACCGCGAGCGAAGGCCAGGACTTCACCCGCGCGCGCTACTGCGTGTTCTATTCGATGGGCTTCAAACTCTTCGAATACATCCAGGCGCGCGCCCGCGTGCATCGCGCCGGGCAGACCCGGCCCACCACCTACTTCCATCTGCTCTGCAGGGACACCGTTGACGAAAGAGTACTCCACGCCGTGCAGAACCGTTGGCAAGTCGTAGAAAGCGTCCTGAAAGAAATGAGGCAATATGCAACCCAACAGCCCCTTGTTCGATGAAGAAAGCGACCAGGAATTTGCCGAGGCGCCGCCCTTGGACGAAAACCTGGCCAATCAATCCGAGTACGAGTTATTCAACCGCTTCGCTCTCGCCACCCTGCGCAAACGGGAGCTGGAGCGTGAGGCCAAGGAGGCCACGCAGGAGATTACGCTCATCACGCCCTACCTGATCAACTTCTTCGACGCCCACCCGGAATCGGGCGGCATGAAGATGCACGGTCTGACCATCTTCCGGCGCAGCCAGATCTACGCGCGCGTCAAGGAAGGCAGCACCCGCCAGGAAGTCTGCGACGCCCTGCGCGCCTGCGGCATGGGCCAATTCGTTCACGATGCCTTCTCGGGCGAGGATCTGAGCGACCACGTCCGCGCCCTAGAGGAAGAGCACGCCGAAGAGTTGGCGCGCAACCCCAACCTGGAACTGGCCGATCTGTTACCCGGCCCCGTGGCCGCGGTGCTCAACGTCGAGCCCAAGACCAGCATCGTGGGCGTGAAATCCAGAAAAGCGTGAAATCAAAACTTTCAAGAAATCGAGGACTTTATCCAAATGTCTGAAAATCTTCCCATTCCGATCAACTCAGAAAAACCAGAACTTTCCAAACTAGCCCAACAGTTCCCGGTGATGGACCCCGCCTGCATGAAGGAGGTCCAGGAGATCTTAGAGTCTAACCTCGGGCCGCACGGCCTCACCGAGCAGGACCTGGAGCGCATCAAGGTGCCGGGCTCGGGCGGCTCCGCCTGGGCCGTTCAGGGCATCGAGGGCGAAGAGATGATGAAGGAGGTCAGCGGCCCAATCCCCGCCTGGAGGGACGCCCGCCTCTATTACGCGGTGCCCTACGCCGAGCGCGGCAAAAAGGCCGGCCCGCCCGATTGCAGTAGCAAGGACGGCCTGGTGGGCATCGGCAACCCGGGCGGCAGCTGCGCCGTCTGCCCGCTCGCCCAATTTGGCAGTGACCCCAAGGGCGGGCGCGGCCAGGCCTGCAAACAAGTCCGCCAGATTTTGTTGTTGCGGCCCGATCACATCTTGCCCGAAATCGTCAACATCCCGCCCACCAGCCTCAAGAATGCCACGCAGTACTTCCGGCGCCTGGCGTCGCGACGCATCCCCTATTGGGGCCTGATCACGCACCTGAAGCTGGAGCGCACGTCGAACGCCGATGGCGTGGATTATGCGCGCGTGGTCTTCACCGCAGGCGAGCAGTTCTCGCCCGCGGAGCGCGAGTCCTTCGCCGCCTTCCACAAGCAGATGGTCCAGGTGCTACACAACATCGTGGTGGACGCGGGCGATTACGAAGGCCCGTCCGGCGACGACGACGATCCCCGCGACTTCACGCCGCCCGCCGGCGAATTCCGCCAACCCGTGGACGACTAGCCAGGGCGCAGGGGCATGGCCTATACCTCGGATCAATACGAGCGGTTCTGGCTCAATGAACTGGGCAAGGTGACGCGCACCGGCACGGATCGGCTGCGCGCCGCCTGCCCGATTCACGATGGCGACAACCCGATGACGCTGTCGATCAACCTGACAACGGGCTTCGCCCACTGCTTCAAATGCCACGGGGACGGCCAAGGCTGGAGCATGATCGAGTTCGCCATGGTGCGCTATGGCTTCGACAGGCACTGCGCCAACGATTACGTGCGCGGCCAGATCGGCGAGATCACCAAACCGAGCATCGCCCCCTGGCGCTTCCCGTTCCCTAAGCCCACCGTAATCACGAGCGACGAGTGGCGCCTGGGCACGCTCGCGCAGCGCATCGTGGGCATGATCGAGTTCTTCGATATGCAGGGCGAGCCCGGGTGGAGCGCCACCGCGCAGTACGCCTACGAAACCGTCGCCAGCCTGAAGTACCGCGCCCTCCACAAGCCCACCGGCGAAAAACGCCTCTTCTGGCTGACCATGACCGCCAAGGGCGGCTGGACGAAACCGGCCAAGCTCGGCGTGGTGGCGCCGCCCTACCGCTGCGCCTCGCTCGCCGGGCAAGAAGAAATCTGGTTGCTCAACGGCGAAAAGGCCGTGGACCGGGCGGTAGAGGCCTGGGGGATCACGGCCACCTGCCTGCCCAACGGCGAGGCCCACTGGAAGCCCGAATACCTTTCCTGGTTCCTGCGCGCCCGGGTCGTCTACGTGGTGCTCGACAACGACGCGCAGGGCGAGCAACACGGCAAGATCGTGGGCGGCGCGCTGGCGCTCGCCGGCTGTAACGCGCGCCTGGTGCGCCTGCCCGGCCTCCCCGAGAAAGCCGATTGCTGGGACTTCATCGAGCAGGGCGGCACGCTGGAGGAGGCGTGCCAGGTGGCGCGCAACGCGCCCGCCGCGGAAGCCTACGCGGAGCCGCCCAAAAACAAAGTGCGCGAGATGCCGCGCCGCGACGCCAGCAGCAATAACGGCACGGGCGGCAATCACAGTAATAACGGCACGGGCACGCTCACCGGGCCGGACTTGACCGCTTTTGAAAACACCGATGCGGGCAACGCCGAGCGCCTGGTGCTCGTGGCCGGCGACAAGCTGCGCTTTGCCGAGCACCTCGACCAGAGCTGGCTCAGCTTTACCGGCCAGTTCTGGCAGCCGGGCGCCGCGCGCTCTACCTACACGCCCGCGATCCACACCCTGCGCCTGCTCAAGCAGCAGGCCAACGACAAAGGCGAGGACAAGCTCTGGAACTTCGCGCACTCGAAATTGAGCCACGGCGGCATCCACGCCATGATTCACCAGGCCGAGCCCAAGCTCGCTATCGACGTGCGCGAGCTGGACCGGCATCCGCTCCTGATCAATTGCAGTAACGGCGTCTTCGATCTCGAAACCGGCGAGCTGCGCCCGCACGCTCCCGAGGACCTGTTGACGCGCTGCTTCCTCTACCCCTACGACCCCACGCTCCCGCCGCCTTTGCTCTGGCTGCGCTCGCTCGATGAATGGTTCGGCGCCTCGCCCGATGCCGATACCGGCGCTTTAGAACGCGCCGAGCGCATGAGCCTCTACTTCCGCCGCATCCTGGGCTACGCCCTGACCGGCAACATCGATGAGAAGGCCTTCTTCGTTCTCTACGGCTCGGGCAACAACGGCAAGACCACCTGCACCGGCACCATGCAGGAGATCCTGGGCGACTTCAGCGTGACCATCTCGCCCGGCACCCTGACGCGCGGCTGGGGCCGCAACGAGAACAACGTCATGGCCGATATCGCGCGCACCAAAGGCGCCCGCGCCATCTTCGCCGCCGAGCCCACCGAGGGCCAGCGGTTCGACCAGGGCCTGCTCAAGATGCTGACGCAGGGCGAGGTGCCGATCACCGCGGTCTTCAAGGGCCGGCAGCCCTTCAGCTTCTTACCCACGGGTAAACTGTTCCTCGAAACCAACCAGGTGCCCGACTTCGATAGCGAGGATTCGGCCTTCCTCAAACGCATCCACCTGGTGCATTTCCTGGCGAGCTTCCCGGGCGGCGAGCGCGCGCGCGAAACCCGCCGGCACCTGTTGCGCGCCGAGGCCGCGCAGATCTTCAACCTCGCGATCAAGGACGCGCGCGACTGCCTGAAGGACGGCCTGCAGCGCCCCGAGGAGTGCGGCCTGCAAATGCGCGAGATCCGGGACCAGCAGGCGCGCAACGACGAACTGGAGCCTTTCCTTGAGGAATTCTTCGTCCGCGGCGCCCACCTGCGCGCCACGCTCGCGGACATCGAAGCCCTCTATCGCCCCTGGACCGAGCGCCACCGGCTGCGCGCGCTGCCGCGCAACCAACTCTCGCGCAAGCTCTGCGAGCGCATCGGAATCACGCGCGGCAACGACCCGGGCGACCACCATGAGCCGGCCTGGCTCAGGGGCCTGGCGCCCAAAACCGCCCCCACGCCGCCGAGCGGCAGGGACGCGCAATTCAAGGAGCCTGAAGATGACTAATCTCGGAATTCCGCTCACGCCGCGTGTCGAGGCCTGCCTCGCCTGCGGCGATGTCGAAACCCTCTACCCTTTGCTCGCCACCTGGAGCGCGCCCGAATTGCACGCGCTAGAGCGCGAGCTGCGCAATTCCTTCAAGGCCGGCATGGCGCGCCTGGACCAGGAATACCAGGCCGCGCTCGCGCAAAGCGAGCGGCTCTTTAGCGATATCGAGCGCCGGCGCGTAGACCGGCAGATGCTCGACACCGTCCACTCGGCCACCAAGAGCGGCCTGGCCGCGGTCTTCAGCGAGATCCACGAGGTCATCGAGTTTTATCTGAAGCGCACCCCGGAGACACCGCAATGAACACGCCCGAAGGCACCGTCTGGCGCACGCCGAATCTGGCCTGTCCGGCCTGCCAGATGGGCTGCGTGCACAGTAAGGAATTACTGGGCCTCTACCACCCCTTCAGCGGGCATGGATATAACGGGACCAATTGGTCCCACATGGCGCTCGACGAGTTGGGCGCGGCGCGGCGCGGGACCGGCACCACGGCCAATGCCTACACGGAACGCGCGCAACTCACCCAGAGAGGAAATTAGCCATGACGGACAACCCCGCCGAAATTTTGCTGGCCGCCGTCCAGAAAATGAATCTAGCCGTGGAGACGATAGACCAGCTGCTCAGTGTGATCGACAAGCTCGAAATCGAGCGCAACACCTGGCGCTTCCGCTCGGAGAAGGCGGAGAAGGAGCGCAACCAGTGGGAGGCGCGGGCCGGCGAGTGGGAGGCCCGGTGGCAGGAGGCCGCGGCACGGGCGGCGCGCCTGGCCGCCGGCACCGGCGGATCGCACTGCCCTAATTGCGGCTCGGACAATGTCCTCGTCTATCAGGGCGACGCGCCCACCGGCGTCGTCGCTCCCGATGGCGGCGCCGAGTACCGCGTCGAGAACGGGCTCTGCTGCCAGAGCTGCGGGCATGTGGAGGACCTGACATGAACCCCGAACAGGCCACCCAGTACGAGATCTGTAAAATCCGCCGCCACGAGGAGGTGTTGCCCGACCCGTCGAGCCCCTACTCGATCCAGGCGCTGGCGCAGCAGGCGAGCCCCTGGAAACGCTGCCGCTGGTGCGGCACGGAATACCAGGAAGTCACCGAAAAACGCCAAGTGGAGCGCAAACCATGACCATAGAAACCTTCGCCGAAAAATTTCGCCTCAAGATCACGCGCGACGAGTGCAACGACAAAATCATCCAGGGCCGGCGCGGCCAGCTATACGTGGACGCGGGGCAGCTCTGCGCCATGTGGCTCGACGCGCCCTACATCAAAGAATCCCGGCTGAAAGAACTGGGCGGCCACCTTTGGACTGGAGACATCAGCCACAACGCGGCGGGGCGCATGGTGCGCGATGCCAAGGTCACCGGCATTGCACCCGAGCATCATCGACTTGCTATTCGCCTGGTGAGCACCAGGCCAAAGCGGGAGATGAGCGAGGCGCAACTCACAAACCTCGCCAAAGCCAGAGCGGCCTCGCCAATCTACCAAAAACTAATCGGAGGCCGATGAACCGGGCGTTTCAGGACTTCCCAAACTTCCCGAAATCGAGGATAACTATGACTATCTCCTACGACCCCAAATGCGAAGAGCTGGCGCGCTTCTTCCTCCACGAAACCGAAAACGGCGGCCCGATCCACACCGTGGACCCGGAGAGTGTCCGCTCGCTCGCGGGCGCGATCCAGCGCGCCATCGAGGACTGGTTCTTTGAGCATGACGGCGAAGACCCCCTGGCCGAGCGCGAGCCCGAGGACCACTCCGGGGAAGAATAAAAAACCCGGCGCCCCACCGGGAGGGAAGGCGCCGGGCCAATGTGCATAGCCGAAACAGTTCGATGTAGGAGAAGCGGCGGCCCAGCGAAAAGCCGCCGTACCCATAGCGATTGTGCGCCTGGTCGCGGGCGAATGTCGCTCACCGGAGGAGCCTGACTTGTAAATTCTTTGGAGCACCGTGATGAAGTATCCATGGGACGACGACTACGAAGAATACTGCCGGGTCGTTGCCGAGCAGGGGGCCGAGCGGTGGCGCCAGGCCACGGAGGCCTTGGAAAAGACCACGCGCGAGCGCCAGGTGCGCGAGCGGGAGCGGCGCGAGGAAGCGGACCGGCAATACCAGATCCGCGAGGAGCGATTGCGGGCGGCGCGGGCGGCGCGGGCGGCGCGGGCGGCGGAGCGCGAACAGGCGCGCGCCGCCGAGGCGGCACGCTGGCAGCAGGAAGACGCGGCCTACCATCAACTTGCCGAGGAGCGGATGGCCCGCCTGGAGCGCCAGCGCCGCGCCAGTGCGAAACGGGCGGCCACCCTGGAGGCGAAACGGGCGGCGGAGGCCGAGAGCGAGCGGATCGCCCGGGCAAAGCGCAACCACGCCGCGCAGCAACGGCGCCGGCAGGAGGCCAGGCTGTACGAAGCCGTCCGCCTGGCTCAGCAGGACCCGGCCTACCGCGCCCGCGAGGCCCGCGCCCAGATGCTGGCCGCCCTGGTCCTGTACGAAAGCGAGGGCCTGGCCAACCAGCAGCGCCTGGCCACCGCCTGGAGCGTTCACCTGGCAGAGGGGCTCGACCCGGAGATCCCCTTCTGGCAGATGGAAGAAACCGAACTGTGGGGGACGCTCACCGGACGCCGGCCCGGGCCGCGGGACCGCGGGCAAACTTATGCGCGGTAGACACGGTAGACACGGTAGACACGGTAGACACGGTAGACACGGTAGACACGGTAGACACGGTAGACACGGAAATCGTGCCTGGGCGCATTCTGGGCGCATTCTGGGCGCATCCCCGCATAGCGGGGAGTGTGGCGCCCCAACTACAATCTGCAAGAGAGCCGCGAAATGATAACCGCTTTCGAATCAGGGAGTACCCAAAATCCCCGCTATGCGGGGAATGGAGCCTTGCAAGATTCCGGCACCCTTGCAAGGGATTTCGGCACGCTTGCAAGGAATGGGGCAGGGAATCTTGCACGAACGGAGGCAGACTGATGCGCGGAGTGCCGGCCACCCACCTCTCGCCGCGGTTGATGCAATGCGCCCGGCTCGTGGCCGAGGGCCTGACCGAGCGCCAGATCGGGCGGCGCATGGGCATCAGCCACGAAACCGTGGGCGCCTACGTCAACCTGATCTACGTCCGGCTCCGCCTGCAAAGCTGGGGCAACCCGCGGGTCCGGCTCGCCCGGTGGGTCCTGACCCGGGCCGCGCCCCAAGAGAAACCCCCGGCAAGACGAGGGGCCGTTGCCGGGGGTCCTTAAGTTGTGCTGTACCGCCCCAGCATACCACCGGTCTGGCGCCGGCCTGGCGCCAGCCTCAGGCCAGCTCGGTGTGGTCGAACACCTCCCGCACCTCCCACCCCTCCCGCGCCTGGGCTCCCGCCTCCCGCATCACCTCCCGCATCTCCGTGACGGAATGCACCACGGCGATCACGGCGCCGGCCTGGCGCCATTGCTCCAGGCGGCGGGCCTGCAAGGGAGTAGGGGACTCGCCGGGACGTTTCAATTCGCACTCTATATGAACACCACGGTAAAGAAGTGTTAGATCGGGATCCCCCGCGGTGGAGTATGATGATCCGTGCCGCTTCCTTACGACGGCGGCAGGGAATTCTAAAGCCAGCATTTTCATGACGCTCCGCTTTAGGTTCGACTCGGTGCCGCTAGCCTGTCTGCTCGGCATCCTTCTCCTCCTGACCCCCACATATGTAATCACCCGTACGGGGGGATGGGGGATGCGGGGGGATGAAAATTTCACTTCATCCCCCACCCGCCAGGCCGTTGATTCTAAATCACTTGCGGCACCGCGGGGGGATGTGGGGGATGAATTGCATACGCGCGCGTGTGTAGCGCGTACACGCGCGAGCACACGCCCGAGCGTACGAGCGTACGGGCGTGTATGACTGTCCCATACGCGCGCGTATATATTTTATCCCCCCATCCCCCCAATATATAAATAAATAAAAGAAAAGAAAGCACATCCCTCAATGGGGGATGACCTCAACTTCATCCCCCGTGATCCCCCCATCCCCCGGCCTTTATTTTGTTCGCTTTAGCGATTTCGCACGAGCCGGCGCCGCGGGATGGGACCCGCCGATGGGACCCGCCGATGGGACCCATGGATGTATGGGTATGGTCCATAGGCATGTCTCGCGCGTGCACGAGAAAAATGGGCGTCGAATAATATGAGCCGCAGCGGCGGCGGGCCTCGCGTGCGCGCGGGGCTAGGGTATGGGGTACGTCTAAGGCCTACGCCCTAGGAGGACGCCCAGGACCCGCGCGTACGTCGCGTGCGCGAGGCCGCCTGCCACCGGCCAACCGATGTGCGAATCACCCCCAACTTCCGATAATACCCAATTATGTCAACTCGTAGAAAATTCCAACTGATTGATTTGATTGGAATTAGTGTGATTCGCCAGGATCGCGGGCGCGTCCAGACGGCGAACCACAACCTGTAGTGGTGCGGGCGACGCGCGCCGTCCGGCCTCCTGGGCTGCGCCGGGGCCACTTACAGGGCAAAACACCCCCGCGTGCCGCCGCCCGCGTGGGGGAGAGCGCCCCCCCCCCCGCCGCGCGCGATTTGGCGCTCGCACGGGCCCTTCCTCGTGGGGATGGCTCAGCGATATTCGGCGTCCGGCATCGTCCGTTCGCGCCTCCGCCGATCCCCGTAATGCGGACCTGGACCGGCGGACGTACAATGCAGGACATGCCGGTCACAACCGTAGACAGACCGCTCACCGTGAAGCAGACCAAGTTCGCGGCCAAGGTAGCCAGCGGCACACCCAAGGCCGTGGCGCACCGCGAGGTCTACGCCACCACCGAGAAGCACCACAAGAGCAAGGCCCAAGGCCGGAAGGCCCTGGAGGTGGCCGCACGTCCCAACGTGGCCGCCGAGATCCGCCGCCTGACGTGGTTGTCCTGCCCGCCTGCAGACGATGTCCGAGGCATGCGCGAGCACTCGATCCGCGTGCTCTCTGATCTGAGCCGGACCGCCGCGAGCGAGGAAGTCCGCCTCAAGAGCGCGCTCGCCCTGTTCCGCATCGCCGAGACGACGCGCGCGGCCTCTGATCCGCGCGCCACCGACACCGAGCAGGACCGCGTCCTCGGAGCCCTGCGCAAGCTCTACCGCGAAGTCCAGGGCGCGACCACCGGCGACGGCGTGGGGGACCTCGGCCCCGTGCCGCGCGCGCCCGATGACGAGCCCATCGACATCCGCGCCATCGCCGCCGCGAGCGAGCCCCAGGAGGCCGGGCGCGCGCCCCGGGAGGCCGAGCCCCAGGAGCCGGACGAAGAGCCCGAAACCGCCGATTCAGAGTAAAGCATCCGATACTAGAGTGCTACGCCGTGGCCGCCGCTGTGATTTCTAGTACTCAAGTCCCGTATTTTGCATTACTAAAGTTCCATGCCCGCAATCGCGCGGAAACCGGCCTAGAATCGCTCGCCGGGGGCCGCCCGCCCCTCCGGTCCTCCCACCGCTCACCGTGAGAATGGCCACATACGTGCAGCCCATCATTCCAAAGCACTTACCTACACTTTAAGGCTAACGTTGCGGACGTTAGCGGTACATACCCTACAAGTGACTGTAAGTAAAGGTACTTACCTTAGGGTATTTTCGGCACGTTTGGGGAGTGAACTTTGGCACACAACTTGCTAAACGAAACCGCCGCGCCAGGAGCCCTTCCGAGCGGCCCGGGGCGTAGCACGCTGAGCGCGCCCCGGGGCCGGACCGGTGGCGGGTTTCAGAGCCGCGTGTCCGTTGTCCCGGCGTCACACTTTGTGGGTCAAAGTCACTTTGTGGCCAAAAGTTGACCCGCCCGCGGAGCCCGCGGTTTCGGACTCGCGCGTCCGTTTTCTCGAGCCGGTGGCCGCCGCCGCGCGCGCGATCCCGGGCCGCCCTTATAGGTTGTTGACTCGCGGCCCGTCAATAAACCAGGAGTAAAAGATCTGGAATAGAAAGCGAAGTCAAATGCAATCGTGTTTCACCCCGTTTCACCCCTGGATTCAGACTTGCACATCCTGTTAACAGCACTGCCTATTTACGCCGTGTTATCAAGTACTTGACTAGATTTCACTCTTGACACGTTTGACACATGCGTGCCTAAAGGCCGAGGATGGTCCTGGGGCGATTGCCCCAGGAGAAACCCCATGACGACAACGACGACGAACAACCACGGCACGCGGCACACGGTGCGCGAGCTGACTCCCGCAATCGGGGCGCAGGTGGGCGTGCGCTTTGAGGACCTCGTGATTGCCTGCAAGGTCTGCGACGCCAAGAACAGCTACGGCAAGGTCCGCCTGCTGGTGGTGCCGGTGATGGGCGCGGGCGCGCAGTGGGTCGAGTTGAGCCGCCTCGCCGCCGTGTCCACGCAGGCTGAACTGGAGGCGCTCTAATGCTCACGCGCGACTTGGCCGAGCATGACATCGTGCTCGTGTCCACCTCTGCCGGGAAGGACTCGCAGGTGATGCTCGACAAGGTCTACCGCATGGCCGAGGCGCAAGGCGTCATAGACCGCGTGGTGGCGGTGCACTGCGATCTGGGCCGCAGCGAGTGGAGCGGCACGCGGGCGCTTGCCCAGGAGCAATGCGATCTGTATAACGTCCCCATGCACGTCATCTCGCGGGACCGGGACCTGCTACATCAAGTCGAGTTTGAGCGCAAGAAGTGGCCGAGCCGGTCCGCCCGCTACTGCACCAGCGACCACAAGCGCGATCAGGCCAACAAGGTGATCACGCAATTGGTGGCCGCGTTCAACCTGAAGAAGTGGGGCCGCAGGCACGCCCCCAAAGGGACGCCGCCGGTCAAGGTCCTGCTCTGCATCGGACTGCGCGCCCAGGAGAGCCGGGAGCGCGCCCAGGAGCCCGTGTTCGCGCGCGATCTAAGGGCCTCTAGCGGCGTCCGCACCATTGACCGCTGGTTGCCGATCCATGACTGGACGGAAGAGCAGGTGTGGGCCAGGATCCGCGAGACGGCGATGCCCTACCACAAGGCGTATGATCTCGGCATGCCGAGGTTGTCTTGCGTGTTCTGCTATAACGCCCCGGAGAGCGCGCTATTGATCGCGGGCCACCACAACCGCGCGCTGCTCGCTGAGCATGTCCGCATCGAGCGCGCCATCAACCATACCTTCAAGTACGAGGCCCCGTTGATCAATATCCAGGCGAAACTGGAGGCCGGTTACGTGCCCGCCGGTAAGGTCGAAGCGGTGGCCTGGATGGAATGCGGAGGCGGCTTCTAATGGCCGCCCCGCCAAGGATGTGTCAGCTACTAACCAAACGAGGAGAAACCCCATGACGAAAACAACGACGAAACGAGAAGCATTTGTGGCGGTCCTGATGGGACGCGCCTTTGGCATCGGCCTTGCTCAGGAGGACGAGCGCGGCTACTGGCCGCAGGCGGGCTTTGGCACGTTCGATAGCTATGACGCGGCGAGCACCAAGGCGCGCGAGCTGAACGCGCTCCTGGGCCTGAGCGCGGAAGAGGCGGCCATGATTGTCTGCAGTTCCATGCGCGTGCAGAACCAACAGAAGCGCGCCAGTAAGGGGGTCAACTAGCCATGCAGTGGATCATCACCCGCGATCACATCTCGCTGGATCCCAACGAGAAGCCCACCGTGGGCCGGGGCAGCTACGACAACGCGCAGGCCGCGTCCAACTTCCCCTACCG